GCCGGCGGTCGCGCAAATCGTCGCGTAGTTTTTTGAAGGTAAAGGGGAGGATTATCTAATATGGCTCCTGTGGGTATAATGAACCGTAACACCTTCCCGCCACTATTGGCACCTGGGTTACGTCACATATTTGTGCAATTCTTTGATTTGAAAGAGCACGCGCCGCAGTACCCTCACTACATGAACGAGATGACTAGCGAGGATGCCTACGAGATTGACTATGAACTCTCGGGCACTGGGCCGATGCCGCTGATGCCCGAAGGTTCCCCGCCAGTCACCGACTCCATGATTCAGGGCGGCACGAAGAAGTACCTGCACTTGCAGTACGGCATGATCTCCGAAGTCACGCGACAGCTTATCGCGGACGACAAGTACGGCATCGTGAAACAGATGCCTAAGTCGCACGCACGCTCGGGATTGTTTGGCCGCGAGGCGGTGTGCTGCTCGCTGTTCAATCTTGGCGGGACGCTCATCAACACCAACGATGGCGTGACGCTGTTCAATACCGCGCATCCGTTGCTCGGCGGCTCGCAAGCGACCGCCACCGCGCCGGGAATCACGAATATCATCTCGGCGGCGGGCACGTACCCGAACCGGCCCAACCCAGACACCGACCTTGGCGACACCGCGCTGCAGCAGGCGATTAACATTTTCGCGCGCATGCCCGATGGTCGCGGCATCCCGGTCCATGTGCACCCGCGACACTTGCCGCATCCTCCCGAACTTCGACGCCTTGTGCGCGAACTGCTCGGCACTCCCGGCACTGTGGGCAGCGCGAATAATGACCTGAACTGGATTCAGGCGGAAAACTTGCAAGGGTTGGAGTTGAACTACCTGACATCGACTTCCGGTTGGGGACTCATCGCGGAGAAGTCAGGGCACCAGATGAAGTTCTACGAGCGCGAGCCGATGATGGCCACGACGGACGACGATTTCAAAACCGAAGTGCTACTGTTCAAGAGCACGCAACGGTTCAGCGCGGGCGCTACTACCTGGCCCGGCGTGTTCTGGTCCTACGGGCCGTAGGCGATGGAAGGAAACGGGAACAACGGCGCGCAAGCGCCAAGCGCAATCATCACCGCGACGGTCACGTTTGACCCGGCGACCGGACAAGTCGGATTCAACGCGCCCATTAACAACGAAATGATCTTGCTGTACATGCTCGAAAAGGCCAGGGACGCAATCAAGGCGTTTATCGCGGAGCAGGCCAAGGGGCAGCGCATCGTGCCCGCAAAAGCGATGCCGTTCATTCAGCACTAGGAGACTCGCGAGATGGGAACACCGGATCAACTGTACAATCCGCCGTATCCGCTGACGCAGTTTCAGAGTGGAATTAACTCGCGCAAGCGTCCAGTCATGGGTAGCGCGATGGTGCTCACTAGCGCGCAACTCCTCGCGCTACAAACCACTGCCATCGTGATCGAGCCTTCCCCCTCCACGGTATCGGTGACGGGAGCGGTCAACCTGCGCCTCGTCCTCGAGCGCATGTCGCTGGAATATATTTTTAATTCCGTCGCGTACACCATAGGCAACGCGGACAACGCTTTCCAGTTGGAGTACGTCGGCAAGGCTGTTGCGCTTGCCTCGGTCAACGCGACAGGGCTTGTCGATCAAGCTGCGAGTGCGTCGGTGAGCGTGGCCGCAAGCGCGGCGGGAGTCATCGCGAATACGAATTGCGCGAACCTGGGATTCGAGTTGAAACTTGTAGGCACGACTCCCGCGCTTACGCTGGGCAATGGCACATTGAAAGTAGTCTTAAACTGGACGATGATTGTACTCGACTAGGAGATTCGCCATGCACCACATCGGAACGATCACAAAGACGGCCAACAAATCGCTGCCGTTTCACGCGCAGTGCTCTTGCGGGCCAGCGGGAGACTTCTCCACCAAGGAATCCGCCGAAGCGTTTTTGCGCTCGCACCTTGCAAAGCAGGGCGGGATTTCAACACAGGAACTCGTAGACGATTCCGAAAAGGTAGTGGAGGAAACTCCTATCCCTCCCTTGACGCACGCTGCGAGCCCTGCGTCAGTCACCGATGAACCTCCCGCGCAAGGCGAAGGCCCGGTGCAAGGAGAAAGCCCGGTAACTCCTCCGCCAGAATCCGAAGAGAACTGGCCGAAAAAGAAAAAGAAGTAAAAACTCTGAGGTGTCGCAGTGATCTGGCGTGGCTACAACGATTATGTGTACACGCAATGCAACCGATGCGAGCGGAAGGTGCCGCTCTCGGATTGCTCTTGGTGCGACGGCCTGCTCGTATGCCACTTTTACGGGTGCTACGACCGCGTGATTAACGGCTCGTTCGAGTTGCGCGTGGCGCGTGAGGCATCGCGCGACCGCAACGAGTTACAACCGGACCCGAAACTCATCAATCCCATCGACCCGATCTTGCAACTCGAAAACGTTCCGGCCAGCGCGGGGGTTTGGTAGTGTCGAATCGACAGACAAATCCGTGGACGTTTACGAACGCGGACCAAGCCACCACCGTGGCGATTACCAGCATCGTGCGCAATGGCACTGCGTCGGCGCTCGTTACGGCGACTGCTCACGGACTCTTGGAGAATGCGCCCATCAGCATCCAAGGCGCGAGTCCTTTGGGATGGAACGGAGGGTATAGAATCAAGGCCGTCCCAAGCGCGAACACTTTCCTCATCAACATCCCCGAATGGAAAAGCAACCTCGCGAACGCAGGCGCGGCGGGTAATGTCCTGAGTGCCGAATATCTTGACCTCGTGCGCGCGGAGCAACTGCTCTGGGATACGGTCGGAGCTGGACCGCTGCTCGTGACGAACCTCGTAGGAAACATCATCTGGAATCCGCAAGCTGTCGCGGGACAAGGGCCATACACTTACGGGAAAACTTTCTTCGTTGACGGTCTCGTGCTAAACACGATTCCGAGTGGCACTTTGCAAATCACGGTTGTCTAGGGAGATGCGCGTGTGGCCCAAATCGGAAAAAATGGGCAGTGGGTCGCGGAGTACACCGGACCATACGCGGGCCTTAACGTCCAAACTCCTGAAAATTTAATTCCCGACAACGCCTCCCCTTCCTTCAATAACTTCATGTTGCGAAACGCGGAGTTGCGCTCGCGTCCGAGTCTCGCGAACACCTACGACCTAAGAAACGCGCCAACGAAACCGCAACTCGGCATCACGACATTCGTGGACGTGAACGGAACGTATCACTCCGTGCTCTGGTCCGGGGATAGTCTCTACCAGTTCAATCCTCACGCGATTGCAACGTCTCCGTGGCAACTCGTCGGCGTGGCCGCGCCGGGAGACATGAAAACAAATCCCGTCAGCTATCGCGCGTTCGCGAATGCCATCTGGTACACCAATAAGGCCGCGCTGATTGGCTCGAACAACGCGCCGATCATCAACCCGTTTCTCGGAATGTGGAATGGCCTGAGCATGGCTCCGGTATTCACGCAAACCTTTGGCGACGCCTCGACTTCGGAATCCATCGCGGGGATTTCGCTCACCGATTCGCCCACGGTTGGCGGTTCGCTTCCCGGCGCGCCGACGGTGACAGGCCCGCTCGCGATTGGCGGGCTGTACCTCGGGGAACTGAACAATCAACTGATTCTCGCGAACGTCTCCGTACTTGACCAAGGCACGGGAGTCACCTACTCATTCCCGAATCTAATCTGGTGGAGCGCGAACGGTCTCCCGTTGCAGTGGGACCCGACCGTGAACACGAGCGCCGGGTTCAATCCGTTTCTCGACGTGCCCGACATGATAACGGGCATGGCGACGCTCGGCATCGCGGGATACATTTTCCGCACGAACGGCATCACGCAGTTCAATCCCACGGGCAGCGCGGTCACGCCGTTCGCGTTTAATCACATGTGGGCATCCGATCACGGCATCGGCAACGTGTTTCCGTTTTCCATCGCGCAGTACGGCCCGCAATGCTGCTTCATCGACAATGACAACGTGTACTCACTGAGTGTGACCAGCGCGAATAGCATCGGGGGAACCGCGCGCGACGCCATCTTTGCAGACCTCGCGGCGGCAACGGCTACACCGTTCGCGAACATCGCGCCCATCTTCGTCAACGGATTTGTGTACCTGAGTTACATTCTCCTGATTCCCCTCGCGGGCTTCGTGCGCATGTATCTCTACTCATTCGATGAGAAGAACTGGGCACCTTGGGATCTAAACATCTTCGCCAACCCTCCCGCGCCCGCACTCACGTGCGCCCCGAACGTGTGCTGACATGCCTCCCGTAATCACCAGCCTAAGCCCGAACAGCGGACCCGTAGGCACGACCGTGCTCATCAGCGGATCGGGATTTATTTCGGGAGGGTTGCACGGCGTTGTGCAGTTCACTGGGGCGTTCGCGAGCACCGTCTATTCGTACACTAACACTTCGATTGTGGTAGCGGTCCCGGCGGGCGCGACGACTGGGCCAGTGTTTCTCGAATTGGTGAACGTCAACAGCAACTCCATGACGTTCACTGTCTCCGCGCCAACCACGCCGACGATAACGTCTCTCACGCCGAACAATGGAGGCATCGGGATTCCCGTCACCATCGCGGGAACCAATTTCGGCGCAACGCAGGGCACGAGCGTCGTCACTTTCAACGGTCTGCCCGCGTCGGTATCCAGTTGGAGCGCGGGAAGCATTGTCGCCACAGTACCGTTGATGGCGACTACTGGTCCGGTAATCGTGACCGTCGCGGGCGTGGCAAGTAATAGCATGACGTTCACGGTCACGAATCCATCGAACGGCGGGATAGGCGGCGCGCCTCTTGGGTTGCTACTAATTCCGTGCCAGCAGTTCGGCGCGCAGGAAGTGCAATCATTCGATCCGTTCAATTTCAACGACAACGCTTTCGGGAGTTTCTATAACTGGAAAGTGGAAGAGATCGCGCCCGGACGCACTCCGTCATGCACTCGGCAAGTTATCATCTATCGCGACCTGGGCGTCGCGACGATCACAGCAATGCTCTCGGGATACAATCAGAATCTCGGCGCATCAAGCCCATTCGTCAGCAACTCCGAAACGTTCGTGATTGGCACGGCGGGCGCGACACAGAAGCTCGCAGCCATTGTTCGCGGCCTGAGCCTCACGGCGCAAAATTTGCAGTACACTGTCACGCGAGGCGGCGGCGCTGGGCCTGTCTCCATCACGAAGGTTCGGCTCGAAGGCCGCGTGGAATTGACGGCATACGCATGAAGCCGCAAGGGACATGTCTTGGCGATCCGCGCGACCCGCTCAACCTCACGCGACACAGCGAGAGGTTGGCGCTCGTACTTAACGGTAACGTGAACTTCGGGAGCACGATGAGCAATAAAGACCCGGACATGAACATGGACGCCTTCAAGGCGACGGGAACCTCGCCAGGCGCGGCGAATACAGACTTCACGCTCACGCACCAACTCGGTCGCGTGCCGCTGACGATTGTGGGGCAGGACACGCAAGACGGGAGCATCTTGTATCGCTCGCCCGCGACTCCTTGGACAAAGACCACGATAACTTTGCGCTCGACGGGAGCCAGTTCGGTGTATAACGTCATAGTGGCTTAGGAGGACCGATATGGGCGGGGTGCCGTGTTTGATGTGCTATCGCAATATCCATGCGTTCCAGCGCGACGGCGAATGGTATCACCAATACCCTGATGGGTTGACTTACCCATGCACATCGCCGGGACCGGACAAGCCTGAACAGGTCTCTGGACCGCACTTCCCCGCGCCTGTAAATGAGGAAGAGGACAAGAAAACTTTGCGCCTTGTTCGCATTACGGAGCGAATCCGCGAGCATATTTTCTACGGACCCGAGCGCGAATCGGCGGCGCTTCGCCAGTGGCGCGAAGAAACGTACGGGTAAGAAGGGAAACCAGTGGCGACTCCGAACGTCCAAGTGATTTTGCAAAGCATCCTCACGGCGACGAACAACCTCGTCTCTCCCGCGCCATACATCGCCAACTTTGATTTTCAGAATCCCACGCTAAACGCGAGCACAATTTTCTACGATCCGTACTTTCAGGCGCTAGGCGGTGGCGCGAGCGTTTCGCTTCCCGCCGGAAAAGTGTTTCTGCTCGCCGTGCAAAATCTAGCGACAAACGCCCCGCTCACCGTGACCGTGACTCCGTTCGGCGGTGCGGCGTCTCCCATCATTCTCGGGCCGGGAGGCGTGTACATCTACTTTGACCCGACTGAAATGGGGCAGGGCATCAGCTCGGTGACGCTCACGGGCAGCGGGACCGCATTCGTGATGGCAGGCGCATGACTCTCGCGCAACCAGCAGCAGCAACGATCACGATCAACGACCTCATCAACAAGGTGCAGGCCGCGTTGCAGAACCGTTCCGACGTGAGCGAAACACAGCCGAATCCAGAAATGCGGCCTAGCGCGTGGATTCGCGACACGTTGCGCGAGTTAACGGCGAATTGGCCTTTCGCGGAATTGCAGATTGCGGGACCGCTCACGACCATCGGCCCCGGTCTCGGGTACCAGGGAAGCAACTACATGTACCCCGTCAGCATTTTCTTAAATTCTGGCGATGACATGACTTCATCGGAAGATCCAACGATTTTCCTCACGCCACAGCAGGCGCAACAGGCAATTCAGCAGGGCGCGCAAGCGAGCAGGTTTGTCGGGACAGCAACGGGAACCGTGGCCTATCCGATGGACTACCTTACGGTGAAGGCGATTCAGCCGATGCTCTTCATTCCGGGGGGCATTCCGTTTCGCTACACTCGCTACGGGAATATGTTCTGGTTCGGCACGCAGCCGGGACAGCCTTACACCGTCTACTTGCCCTACCAGAGACGGCATCCGTTTAATCCAGACTTGGTAACGTCACCAATTTACTTACCGCAAGAATGGCTGGACATTGCAGGATATGCGGCAGCAGAGCGCGGCGCTCTCATGCTGCGCTGGAACGACCAAGCGAGCTACATCCACCAAATTCTCTACGGCGACCCTGCGAGTCAGATGAAAGATGGTTCTCTCGCGCGTCCCGGCCTGATTTCTGCGAGAATACTCCAACCGGAGCGCGACAGGCGTTTGAGCGCCGTGCAAATTTCTCCGATGGTGTCGCGTTATTGACCATGAATAAAACGAAAACAACAGAGCAGCGCTTTTGGTCGCACGTTGACAAGAACGGGCCAATTCCCGCGCGTCGTCCAGAGTTAGGTCCGTGCTGGGTCTGGACGGGTCATAGATTGCCGAAAGGCTATGGGCTGTTTTATCTAGACGTTGTAGATGGAAAGAGAAAGTTCACTTACGGGCATCGGTTTTCTTACGAACTTCACGTCGGGCCACTTGAAGATAATCAGTGTTGCCACTCGTGCGACAATCCCCCATGCTGCAATCCGACGCATCTGTTCAAGGGCACGCAGGTGGAAAATACCAGAGACGCAGTGTACAAGGGCAGGCTAACCGGCAATCGCAGGTTGACCGAACTTCAAATTAGATCAATTGTTCTGTACAAAAAGAATGGTTGGTCTCACCGGAAAATCGCAGAGCATTTCTTGATAAACAAGGACTACGTAAGCGATATTTGGCGCGGAAAGACTTGGGCGCACGTGGAGCAAACATGAGTACGATTGTAAATCCCATCTACGCCTCGCAATATTCCCCGTATGTGCCCACCAACGCGACGGGCACCAACGTTGCAGTTCCCGGCTCCACCCCATCCAGTTCGGGCAGCAACCCTCTTCTGCCGTCTCCGGGCACTTCCTCTTCCGCGCCAGGGAGCACGAATCCGCTCACCGCTGGATTCCCGACAAGCAGTGTCCCGACGTTTGGCGCGAACGGGCCCGGCCCCGTGAGTTTGACTGGCCCGCCAAGTTTGCCCGCGACGAACGCGGGACAAGCGGCACAGTCGCCCATCGGCGGAATGAGCACAATGTCTCCCACCGACATCTCGCGCATGTTCGACTCGCTTAAGAAAACGTATGGTGACGGGACGGCGCACGCGATTCTCGACTTCCTCACGAGCGGCGCGGGATTCAATCAGGAAGCGATTAACAATCTGTTTGCGGCGATGCAGCCGCAGATCGAGCGCGGGACGGAAAGCCTAGAGAATCAGTTTAGTTTGACGGGAAACCGTTTCGGCTCAGGTGCGGAGATTGGAACAGCAGATTATCTCTCGCAAGTGAACTTGAATGAGGGGCAGCTCGAAACGCAGATGTACGAGCAGGCCATCAACAACTACATGAGCGTGCTGATGGGCACGGCGGGCGCGAATGCTGGGCGGATCGCGAATACGCCAAGCACTCTGGACAACGTTTTGAGCGGCTTAAATCTCGGGGGAAGCGTGGCAGGCGCGGCGTCTGCTGCGGGAGTGGGCGGGACTGCGGGATCAATTCTTGATGTCATCGCGGGACTATCGGCATGAGCGTAGACACTGGCACTCCCACGAGCGCGGTACCCGGACTTCCGGGCGGCGCGATTCCCGTCACGACGCCGACGTTCAGCGGCGCGCCTGTGCCCGGAGCGGCGGGCGGAACTCCTGACCCTTCCGCGCAAGTCAGCGAGATGACCAAGAAACTTTTGCAGGCTCTCGCGCAAGCCTCGCAGCGGAAGCAGTTCGCGGGACAGCCCAATCCAGCAGCCGTTCCGGGGCAGCGCGACCCGAATGCCGCGCGTCAAATCGGAATGAATACCGCGAATCCGCACGCATGGGGCACGCAACGCTTCATGGCAGGCATCGCGACTTCGATTCAGAATGCCGTCGCGAAACAGAAGCAGCAAAAACTCCTGAAGGCCGAAGCGGATTGGACCTACCTGCAATCGGGATTGAACGAGTTGTATGCCGCGCAAGCGAGCGGCGACCCGAAAGCAGCGGCAGCGGCGCAAGCGAAAGTCGATGTCGTGATGGGCGACCCGAAGAAACTTAAAGACATGGCGAAGGCGCTGAACCAAGACTGGCTGAATCCCGAGAAAACGACGGTGTACGGCGAGGCGCTCAAGAAAGTAAACGCGCAGACACAGCAGACCGATGCGAAAAAACAGGAAGCGGCGCAAGGCATCAAGGGCGTGTTTCAAAAACTCTTGCAGAAAAAGCAGCAACCGCAACTCTCGCCCGAACAGGAGAAAGCGATGGGCGCGGAGATTCAGTCGAAAGCGCCTACCACGACCACGGGCGGCACGACACTGAAAGACAACTTGGATGCAGCTAAGGCCGTGGAGGAACTCGCGCGAGCGCAGAAGGAATTGCGCGCACCCGGCGCGGCGGACAAGTACGACGTGAAAGTCATCAAGGACGATCAAGGCGGGGAGAAGTTGGTCGCGATAGACAAGACCAATCCCACTAAACCATACGTGGAGATCAAGTCGGAGGCTGGAGAAAAAGCGAAACCGGGTGAGAAAAAATACATCAACGATGGAAAACTGGAGATTGTAGCGGGAATCCCCACTGGTCGCGTGATGCACGCGGGGCGATACGTGGCTCCAGGGCAAGAAGGTTACACGAAAGAAGACAAGGAAGCCGTCAATCTGGGGATGAACTCTCAGGGGCTGTCTCAGAAGCAGAAAGAAAAACTAGCAGAGATCCGCGGTGCCGCTTACGCGCGGGCAGCGGCGGTATATAAATTCACTAACGTAGTAGACAAACAAACCGGAGAAGTGGGGGAAGTTAGCGCGATTGACATGGCGAGAGAGCCGAGTCGTTACGGTGCAGCGTCGGAGCAAGAGAAAATTTCGGCCCGTGATGCCGTGCACGAGAGTCTGAATACCAACTTTAAGGCTCTAAGCGACTCGCTAGAGAAACTTCCGAATGGCTTGGATACCGAAACGCAGGCCACGATAAAAATGGCCCTGCGCACGGACAACCCCGGCTTGATGGAAACGCTCCTGGTCAACAAGGTCAAGGCGAACGCGCCCGATGAAGTGTTGCAATACCTAACGAACATCAAAGTGATGCAAGAGGACGTGATGACCTTACGCTCCGTTGGTGGAATGGGGCAAGGTTCTGACGCCATGCGCAACGCGATGGTGAATACAATCCCCGGACCTGGGACTGGATCTGTAAGAGAGGCGAGGATGCAAATTCAAGGGGCGAAGCGCACGAGTGACGCGCTATTCAGTCATCGTCCGCAATCGAAATTGCCCGAAAGTACACCGAAGAGCGAAACCAAGAGCGACGAGATTCAGTTCACTCCGATTAGTCAATAAGCGATGCCGAACGAGCAACAAGTCGAGGTCTACAATCCACAAGGGAAACTTGGAACCATTCCGCCCGCTCAACTTGAAAAAGCAAAAGCGGCGGGATACAAACCGAAAGCTGATTTCGTGGAAGCGGTGCATCCAAAAACTGGACAAACGGGCATCATTCCGAAAACGCAATGGAGTGCGGCGGAAAAACAAGGCTACGTGATGTCTCCTCGCGAGCAGCAAAGGGTCAAGGCCAAAACGCCAAACATGGAGGAGGTAACGAATCCATTCAGCGGAAAGCCTCTTCCGAGAACCCCAGGGAGCGACGAGGAAGCTGTGCGGGAAGGTTCCGTCCCGGCACTTGAGGGCCTGTCAGCTATTGGTTTGTCGGGGTTATTCGCGCCCAGCACGATTACAAAGGCAGGGCCTCTCGTGCCGGGTGGAAGAGCGGCAACCGGACGAATGCTCCCGTGGGTCCGTTCACAGGTAACGTCGCAAGGAGCGTCACTTGCGCGCCAAGGTGTTTCGTCGGCAGTTTCTGGAGCGAAGAATGTCGTCTCGTGGTTAAAAGCGAATCCGGTCAAAGCCGGTGCGCTGGAGTTGTTTGCGCACGAATTTGGTTTAGATCCAATCCAACTTGCGCGAAAACTGATTAAGTATGGCGGCGGAAAGTGATTCGTTATAGACTCTGAGTCGCGTGGAGGAAACACACATGAGCTTTTATGGCACCAAGGCTGACGCGAAGAAATACGCGGAAGAAGCGGACATGCAGATTGACAGTTTGATGACCACTTCGCCCGTAGGCTCGGGCGGGGGCACGGACGCGGGCGGCGCGCCGATGGAAGGCCGACAGGAATTTACCAAGGACCGCACTCGCGGGCGCTTCGTGGGCAATCAGGGCGGGCCGCGTCGCGAGTTTCCGTCCGAAGGTGTAAAAAAGTAAGATAGTCGGGCGATGCCTTACTGTCACTTTATTTGCCCGTGGTGTAAAAGCAGTTTTCCTTCGATCCGAAACGCTGGCAAGCACTGCTCTCTAAAGTGCGCCGTCGATTCACATATTGACGTTCGTGGCGAAAATGAATGCTGGCCGTGGACGGGTGGCACATTTAAAAAAGATGGTTACGGTCGGGTGAACTGGCGACACTCTAGTTCCCCAGCGCATCGGATTGCTTACAAACTTCACGTAGGTCCAATACCCGAAGGACACGTAGTCCGGCACTCCTGCGACAACCCTATTTGTTGCAATTATAAAAAGCATCTTCTTAGCGGCACTGTCCAGCAGAATGTTCTCGATGCCGTGGAGCGAGGGCTGCATCCAATCGGTGAAAGACATGGATCAGTAAAGTTGACTGACTCTCAGGTTCGCGTCATCCGCTCGATGGCGTTTGAAATTTTCTCGTACAGAGAGATTGCAGAATTGCTCAGGTGTGGACTCTCAACTGTTTTCAACGCATACCGTGGAAAGAATTGGAGTCATGTGTGAGAATCTGCGTC